GAATGATCTGAACTATTTCAATGAGGCTTCTGGTGGTGGTGGGGGTGGTGGTCGTCTGCCAATCAATCCTGTTGAGTTCGGGGATCCGGTCACGGCGAAGTTGCGGTACGAGATAACCACTGGAGTAGTTTTATCTGAAGTTTTCTTTGATAACTTTGGGACGGATACTTTAGGCGTTCTTACCCGTTATCCTTTTGGAAATCGTGGTTGGTCAATCGTTGCGGGGCAGGTTAACCGTGGAGACAACTTCCTTCTCGAAACTGTAGCAAAAATTATTAACGGGAGAGTTACGAATCTAACCGTGTCTGGAGCATTTCCCGCTATGAGACTTTTGAATAATAATGATTTTCTAATGGTTAATGATACTGCTCTATGGAGAATAATTAATGGTGGTTATACTAATATTGGTAACTTTAGTGGATCCTTTGTGGTAGGGGATTATGTGTCTATGGATATGATAGGTAATAACGTTACGAGGGAGTGTTGGATAGGAGATCCATTGGCTGGTGGGATCTTGCGTAGCACTTCTACAATCGTTCTTGCTGGTAATGATGCAGTTAACTTTGGCGAAGGTATAGAGAAATACGGTTCGATCTGGGCTAATGCTTCAGGTAATAAAGGCGATAACTTAAGAGTTGAGGATCGTGCTGGTGAGTCGCGTCGTCTCATCGCAGATATTGACAAGCCTGGCGGCGGCTTGAGCAGCACTGTGATCGCGAAATCCTAGAAAGGAGGTAAGCATGAGTGACTATTTCGAAGTGGGCGAAGAGTTCCTTGAGCACTATGGCGTCCTAGGAATGAAGTGGGGAGTTACTAGGAGTAATGTCAATGCAAAGAATGCTTCGGCAGCAAATGCAAGACTTGATAGAGCAAATGCGGCTAACAGTCGTGCATCTAAGAAGTCTGGACCAAAGTATGGCGCTACAAGGCGTAAGGTAGAGACTGCCAATGCTCAAGCAGGTGCTAATAAAGCGAATAAAGTTGGGCGGAAGGACCGGACGTCTACTGCGGTGTCTACTGAGTCAAAGACTACTAGCAGGGGGAAGGCTAAAGCTAAGGCAGAAGGTGGAGAGAGGCATCCTGCATCGGCAGATGCGCGAAAAGTCGCAGGAAGCAAACAGAAGTTGAAGAAGAGCGGAATGGATTCTCTATCTAACCAGGAGATTAAAGATCTTAACGAGCGAATGAATCTTGAAGTTAATCTCACCCGTCTGGACAAGGAAACGAAATCAGGTGGACAAAAGTTCGTAACTAAGCTCTTTGAGCCGCCTAAGCCACGGGAAGTTCGCCAGTTGATTCTTAATAAGTCTAAGAAGAAGTAGAGAGGAGGTTAGTGTGAGTTTGTCGAATACTGCGGTTCCGATCTATTACGGTCAGTTCCGTGATGCGGTTGTCCGTGGCGACATTCCGGTGAATCGGGAGATCTCGATGGAGATGAATCGCATCGATGCACTCATCGACAACCCCAACATCTACTATGATGATCAGGCAGTAGAAGGGTTTATGCGGTTCTGTGAGGGCGAGATGACTCTTACTGACGGATCAGATCTTCATCTCCTATTCACTTTCAAACTTTGGTCTGAACAGATCTTCGGATGGTACTACTTCGTCGACCGGTCGGTGTATGTTCCCTCAGAGGGCGACCGGGGGGGCCACTATGAGACAAGGACAATCAAGAAGCGGTTAATAGTCAAACAATACCTCATTGTGGCCAGAGGCGCAGCCAAGTCAATGTACGCCGCTTTGATCCAGGCCTTCTTCCTAACAGTAGACACATCCACTACTCACCAGATCACTACCGCCCCAACTATGAAGCAGGCCGAAGAAGTAATGTCACCTATAAGAACCGCTATTACTAGAACTCGTGGTCCTCTGTTTAAGTTCTTGACAGAAGGCTCAATGCAGAACACTACAGGTAATAGGTTGCTTAGACAGAAGCTTGCTTCTACTAAGAAAGGCGTTGAGAACTTTCTCACTGGTTCTTTGTGTGAGATTAGACCAATGTCTATCAACAAGCTTCAGGGTTTGAGAACCAAGATCTCTACTATCGATGAATGGTTGTCCGGTGATCTTAGAGAAGACATCATTGGTGCTGTTGAACAGGGTGCTTCTAAGTTGGACGACTATTTGATCGTCGCTATCTCATCGGAAGGAACGGTTCGAAATGGTTCTGGAGATACCGTCAAAATGGAACTTGCTGACATACTTAAGGGTGAGTACGTTGCACCGCACATTTCGATCTGGCACTACAAGTTGGACGAGATAGAGGAAGTTGCGGACCCATCGACGTGGTTGAAGGCAAATCCGAATCTTGGACAGACTGTTACCTATGAGGTCTATCATCTGGACGTTGAGCGAGCCGAGAAAGCTCCTGCATCACGTAACGACATTCTAGCTAAGCGGTTTGGGATTCCGATGGAGGGCTATACCTACTTCTTCACTTACGAGGATACTATTCCACATCGGCCACGTGACTTTTGGCAGATGCCGTGCGCATTGGGCGCAGATCTTTCTCAAGGAGATGACTTCTGTGCATTCACCTTTCTCTTTCCATTAGGGGGAGACAAGTATGGGGTTAAGACTCGGAGCTACATCACCGAGAGAACATTAATGCAATTACAAATGGCAATGCGGCATAAGTATGAAGAGTTTATCAATGAGGGTTCTCTTCATGTTATGAGTGGTACCGTGTTGGACGTTATGGAGGTCTACGAAGATCTTGATCAGTTTGTGATTGCATCGGAGTACGATGTCCGGTCTTTGGGCTATGACCCATACAACGCTAAGGAGTTCGTAGCTCGTTGGGAAGTTGAGAACGGAGCCTTCGGGATCGAGAAGATCATGCAAGGGGCTAAGTCGGAGTCGGTTCCTTTGGGTGAGCTCAAGAAGCTTTCTGAGGATCGGAATCTCATCTTTGATCAACAGCTCATGATGTTCGCTATGGGTAACGCAATCACACTGGAGGATACTAATGGAAACCGAAAGCTTCTAAAGAAGCGTCAGGAGGAGAAGATCGATAACGTTGCGGCTCTCATGGATGCATACATCGCTTTCAAACTTAATAAGGAGGCTTTCGAATGATCTACAGCGGTCAACCATTTGCTTCCCCAGGGGAAGCTTTGAGTCATTATGGAGTTAGAGGAATGAAGTGGGGGGTTCGGAATGAAAAGCCAACTTCTGGTTCGTCTAGTAAAACATCCCCTAATACAGAGTCTAAGAAAGCAGCTCGTCGAATAAATGTTAAGAAAGTTGCTATTGGTGCTGGTGTTCTTACTGCTGTAGCTGGTGGAGCATATGTTGCCTATAGATTAAACCAGAACGGAAACCTTCCTATCTCATCACTCAAGAAAGCTAAGAAGTCGTCTGGAACTGAAAAGGCAATTAAGAAAGTTTTGGATGAACCTACTAGTATGTTGCATGCGTCACGAGGTAAGACCAAAGGGTTTAGTTTCTTTAAAACTGGGGATCTAGCTGAACCATACCCAGCGTATGAAAAAGCTTTTGGTAAAGATTCATTTACTGATGGTCTCTTTGAACGCTATGATGGTGGAAAGATTGCTGCCTCATTTTTAGATCCAGAAGGTCGACGTGACCAATCTGGTCGATCTATTCCCCACCAAGTCATTATCCCTAAGAGTATGTCATCTGGCATTAACAACATTGACGATGTGAAGAAACATATTTGGCCACTTTTAAAAGAAACCTACGACTCAAGGTAAAGAAAGGAGGTGATGTATGGCAATCGGCGATCGATTGAAGCACGCTTGGAACGCGTTCAATAACCAACCATTAGATCCACTTGGAACTCATGCTTCTGGAGAATACTGGGGCGGCGGGGGTCGACCAGATCGAGCTAGACTGCACATCTCAAGTGAGCGTTCTATTATCTCCTCGATCTATACTCGGTTGGGAATAGATGTAGCTTCTATCAACATTCTACATTCTCGAGTGGACGACCAACACCGCTTTCTTGAGGAGATTGATAGTGGACTCAATAACTGTCTTACTCTAGAAGCGAATATTGATCAGGCTGCCCGAGCATTTCGTCAGGACATTGCTATGACCCTGTTCGATAAGGGTATTGCGGCGGTTGTTCCGGTGGATACTACTCTTAGTCCAATTAGTAATGGTAGTTGGGATATTAAGACCATGCGAGTTGGCGAGGTTATCAGTTGGTACCCCAAGCATGTGCGAGTTCATCTCTATAACGAGGAAAAGGGTCGCCGTGAGCAAATCACTGTCCCTAAGACGATGGTAGCTATTATTGAGAATCCGCTATATTCTGTAATGAACGAGCCTAACTCGACGCTTCAGAGATTGATGCGAAAGCTTGCTCTTCTGGATGGATCAGACGAACTTGCATCTTCGGGTAAACTCGACCTTATCATTCAACTTCCATACGTCATCAAGTCAGAGGCACGTCGACAGCAAGCCGAGCAACGACGTAAGGATATTGAGTTCCAGTTGAAAGGCAGCCAGTATGGTATTGCCTATACTGATGGGACCGAGAAGATCACTCAACTTAATCGTGCCGTTCAGAACAATCTTCTTGATCAAGTACAGATGCTTACCAAGCTTCTATATTCTCAGTTGGGTTTGACTGAGGAAGTCATGAATGGTACGGCGGATGAGAAGACTATGCTGAACTATATGAATCGAACGGTCGAACCTCTCTGTGATGCTATTGTCCAAGGGATGCGTCGAGTGTTCTTAACAAAGACCGCCCGGACCCAAGGTCAAGATATTCTGTACTTTAGGGATCCATTCAAACTCATCCCAATAGGCGGCGAAGGTGGTATCGCTGATATTGCCGATAAGTTTGCTCGTAATGAGATCTTGTCATCTAATGAGCTCCGTCAGATCGTTGGATACAAGCCATCGAAGGAACCGAAAGCTGATCAGTTGATCAACGCAAACATGCCAACGAGTGACACTGGTGTTGGTGGTAATAAGACTGATTCAAAGAATGAAGACTTTGAGAAAATTAAACAAGAACAGATCGAGCTAGAAAAGGAGAAGGAAAATGGTAAGTAATCACCTTCTGGACTTCGGAGACTCTTCGCCGGAGACCAGCCTCATGCATTCGGCCGAAGAAAGCCCTAAGCCCGATTTCTCGGGATGGGCCACTAAGGCCAATCTGCAGTGCTCGGACGGTCGCACTATCCTAACCGATGCCTTCAAGCATCAGGACAAGATGCGAGTGCCGCTCGTCTGGCAGCACGGCCACAGCGAACCAGGAAATGTCCTGGGATACGCCATCCTCGAGCATCGTGATGAGGGTGTGTATACCTACGGATATTTCAACGAGAGTCCCTCGGGACAGAATGCCAAGACCCTCGTTCTTCACGAGGACATCAAGGCGCTCTCGATCTTCGCCAACAAGCTGGTCGAGAAGGCCAAGCAGGTCTCACATGGCATCATTCGTGAGGTCTCGCTCGTTCTGGCGGGGGCCAATCCTGGTGCCCTGATCGATAACATCGAGCTCCAGCATGCCGATGGCGAGCAGGTCACGATCGAAGACGAGGCCATTATCTATACCGGAGAGACCCTGCAGCATGAGGGAGACTCTGATGATTCGGAGACCGAGGACGATGGCACCGTCCAGGACGTCTATGACGACATGACCGACGAGCAGAAAGAGGTCGTCCACTATCTGGTGGGTGCGGCTCTCGAGACCAAGACCGCTCCGAGCGGTGACAAGACGAAGCTCGCTCAGAACGGCGTTAAGCCGGATCTCGACACGATCGCTCACAACAAGGGAGGACGAACCATGAACCGCAATATCTTCGAGCAGCAGAACTCGAAGGGTGACGATGAGAAGCACGAGCTTACTCACGACGCCGTTCGGGGGATCGCAGCGGATGCCGTCAAGCGCGGCTCGCTGAAGTCAGCTGTCGAGGCATATGCCCTCGAGCACGGTATCAACGACATCGACACCCTGTTCCCGGATGCGAAGACCCTCACGTCGACGCCCGAGTGGGACAAGCGTCGCACCGAGTGGGTAGCGTCCGTCCTCAACGGGACCCGCCACTCGCCGTTCTCGCGTATCAAGTCGATCATCGCCGACATCACGGTTGACTCGGCGCGAGCGCTGGGTTACATCAAGGGTAACATGAAGAAGGAGGAGTTCTTCGGGCTCACCAAGCGCATCACGACGCCGACGACGATCTATAAGAAGCAGCAGCTCGATCGCGATGACATCATCGACATCACCGACTTCGATGTCGTGTCGTGGCTCAAGGCCGAGATGCGGCTCATGCTCGATGAGGAGCTCGCGCGCGCGGTGCTGATCGGCGATGGCCGGCCGGCGGAGGACCCGGCGAACGCGGGCAACCCCAACCCCGACAAGATCCGGGACCCTGCTGGGGCCGCGGACGGTGCGGGCATCCGTTCGATCCTCAACGACCACGATCTCTATGCGGCCAAGATCGATGTCGAGGGTGGCACGAGTCTCCTCGACTCGGATCCGTCGGCAATCGTCGACGCGGTCCTTCTGCGGATGGGCGAGTACAAGGGATCCGGGCAGCCGACGTTCTACACCACGCTGCCTGTACTCACCAAGATGCTCCTGGCCCGTGACACCATGGGTCGGCGCCTGTACCGTACGGCGTCCGATCTGGCGTCCGAGCTGACCGTGTCCAGCGTGGTTCCGGTCGAGGTAATGGAGCCCTATGTCGACCTCCTCGGTATCATCGTCAACCTGCAGGACTACACCGTTGGCGCGGATCGCGGCGGGGATATTTCGATGTTCGATGACTTCGACATCGACTACAACCAGTACAAGTACCTGATCGAGACTCGCGTCTCCGGTGGGCTCACCAAGCTCCGGTCGGCGCTGGTTCTCCGTAGCACCAACCCGCCGCCAGCGGCATAGTCTAGATGAAATTCCATGGTAAGGTTGGATACGGCCAGACCATGGAGACGTCGCCAGGAGTGTATGAAGATATCATCGTAGAACGAGAGTATTACGGTGACCTGATGCGAGCGAGTCGCCAGTTTGCCCAGGGAGAGTACCTTAACCCGGATCTTTCCCTGGGTAACATGGTGTCAGTCGTAGCGGATTCTTATGCGAATGAGAATTTCTTCAACATTCGGTATGTGGAATGGCGAGGGGTACGCTGGACTGTCTCCAATGTGGAGATTTATGCTCCTCGTCTAACTATGTATCTTGGGAAGGTGTACAATGGCCCCACGGCTCCAGCTTCAATCGCTCCTCAGTGAGATTACTGAGAACGTCTACTTCCAACCTCCAAACAACGTTCAGATGCAGTATCCGTGCATCGTCTATATGCGAGATGGTAGTTATGTTAAGTTTGCGGACAATGAAATGGCTATGCGAATTAAACAGTATCAGATTACAGTCATTGACCGTAATCCTGACAGCACTCTGCCAGATACTGTGGAAGAATTGGTATACTCCAAGTTCAACCGGTTCTTTACGGCAGACAATCTCAATCACTGGGTTTTCACCCTTTTCTTCTAGAAAGGATCACACATGGCACGACTTGAATGGGACAAGATCGGCGAGCGGTTCTATGAGGCTGGCGTCGATCACGGCGTCCTATACCTTCTGAATCCCGCCGGGGACTACAACGACGCGCACGCCTGGAATGGTCTGACGACTGTTACAGAGTCGCCTTCTGGCGCCGAAGCCAACCCGCAGTACGCGGATAACCTCAAGTATCTGAACCTCCTGTCCGCTGAGGACTTCGGGGCAACGATCGAGGCCTTCACGTACCCGGATGCCTTCGCCGAATGCGATGGTACAGCCGTTCCCTCGCCAGGGGTCGCCGTCGGGCAGCAAAGCCGAACGATCTTCGGCCTGGCCTATCGGACGCTGGTCGGCAACGATCAGGTGGGTACAGACAAGGGCCACAAGCTCCACCTCATCTATGGGGCCAACGCGGCGCCGTCAGAGAAGGCCTACTCGACCATCAACGACTCCCCCGAGCCGTTGACCTTCTCCTGGGAGGTCACTACGACTCCGGTTCCGGTGGAGGGACTCAAGCCGACGGCACAGCTGGTCATCGACAGCACTACGGCGGATCCAGCCAAGCTTACACAGCTTGACGAGATTCTCTTCGGGACTGCTGGGACCGAGCCTCGGCTGCCGCTTCCCGACGAGGTCATCAGCCTCTTCGCTGCTGTCGCTGCTGCCTAAAAACATCTAACAAGCTGAAAGGACCAAAGAATGCTTACAATAATAGTTTCAGGGACAGAGTCTTTCGACGAAACAACTGGAAAGTTTGTCATCGTCGGTGGTACTGCTTTGGAGCTGGAGCATTCTTTGGTCAGCTTGTCAAAATGGGAGTCAATTCACGAAAAGGCCTTTCTCGGTAAAGAACCCAAAACTTCGGAGGAAGTGCTTTCGTACATTAAATGCATGGTTGTGCCCTCAGAAATTCCCCCGGAGGTTTTCCAGGAACTCTCCGAAGACAACTTCACAGCGATCAACGATTACATCAATGCTAAGATGACTGCGACCTACTTCGTCGACCCTCCAGGTGCTCCGAATTCACGCGAAGTCATCACTTCCGATCTCATCTACTACTGGATGACGGTTTTTAGCATTCCATTTGAATGTGAGCATTGGCATCTCAATCGCCTATTCACTCTCATTCGGATCTGCAACATTAAGCAGGAGAAGCCAAAGAAGATGAATCGAGCTCAGATCGCTTCACGAAACAGAGATCTTAACGCACAGCGTAAGAAGCAGCATGGGACAACGGGATAGAAAGGAGGCCGTATGGCGAGGATTGTTTGGGACAAGATTGGAGACCGGATCTATCAGACCGGCGTCGACCGCGGAGTTCTTTATCTACCCGATCTTACTGCTGTGGTCTGGAATGGATTAACCTCTATTGAGGAACAGTTCAGCCATGAAAGGAAATCATACTATATCGACGGACTGAAGTATCTTGAGAACATACTCCCAGGAGACTTCTCAGCTAAACTCAAAGCATTCACTTATCCAGAACAATTTGAGTGGATTAGCGGCGTTATACCTGACGGTAAGGGGCTTTTTGTTCATGATCAGAAACCAAGAAGTTTTAGTTTGTCGTATCGCACGTTGATCGGAGACGATGTTTCTGGGACAGAGCGTGGGTACAGAGTTCATCTTCTTTATAATATCAAGGCTACTCCAGATAATAACGCATATGCTTCATTCGATGATAAATCTAATCCGATTGAGTTTGGGTGGACTTTATCTGGTAATAGTACATATATTATGGGGTTTCGACCAACTACCCATCTTAGTTTAGATTCGACTGAGATGGAGTCCGCACTGCTTGCTACAATTGAGGATATTCTCTATGGAACACCTACGGTTAATCCGAGATTTTTACCGTTCCAAGAGTTGTTGTCTATTGTTAACAATTGGGTACCGCTCACAATTACCAACAATCCCGATGGTACATGGACAGCAACTGGCGACGGTGTTACTATAGGGGCTGATCCTACAACTTTCGAAATCGTAAGTGCAAATGCTATATTTTCAGATGCGGACACATACACAATCACTTCAACCTAAGGAGGCCTAATGGCTACTGTTACAGGCCTTACGGCCGCACGAATGAAAGCAATCGAGGCACAATCGATTGTCGATGGCGAGGTGATTACTAATGACCTCGTCCTTACTAAGTTTGATGGAACTACAATTAATGCGGGCAATGTTCGCGGACCGGCTGGTGATAGTAGTGGAGGTGGTTCGTCAGAACCGGTAGGAGCCTGGAACGCGCCGGTTCTACTCAACAGTTGGGTAAACAATGGGGGAGAACTCTCTGAGCCTGCAGGATATTATCTAGATCGTAAACGCGTGTTTATCAGAGGGCTTATCAAGTCTGGAGCAATGGATGTCCCACTG